GTTCGTCATGGTTCCGAAACATTGGCGCCGGCGACAGTGACGCGGGCCTGCTGGTGTTCGACATCACGGAGGACGGTTTCGACCTGTCCTCACTCACGGTCCTCTAGGACAGGCGGTGTCGTCATGGAACGACCATGCTGTGACGAATGCGGGCTCGCTGTGGCCGCGAAAGACGTCGTATCCCTCCCCTCAGGCAAGTGTCTCTTTTACTGCCGACACCATGCGGACCTGTACCGGGTGAAGCTCGAGGCGATGGGTGCGTGCGTGTACCCACTGTTGGATGGCGACTGATGTGCCGGTGTGACACGGACGAGTGCTGCAACCTTCGGGCTGAGTACATCGACTCCCGCATCGGCCGTCTCGTGAGTGAGCAAGCAGAGCCCCCAGAGGTGAACAAGGGTTCGTAGTAGCCGGTCCTCCAAACCAGGAACCCCGAGAGACCCACGACGCCCACGGGCGCGGTTGTAGCTGTTAGGGAGAACCACCATGCCTGAGGAAACCTGCACGGTCACACTCGTCCTCAACCACGACTCACTCGACTGCTACCTCACCGCAGGTCACGCCGGCCCGCATAAGGGTGTCGGTGAGGGTGGCCGGTTCTTCTGGGCCTACGAACGATGAGCGCATACGACGACCTGTGCGCAGCAGTCCGCACCTACTACGAAAAAGTCGAACCCGACTCGTACGTTGAAGCATGGTGCCTCATCTCGCACCGACTCAGTCCCGAGCTCGAGCAGGACGGGCAATCCACAGTGGGTGTGTTGTCGTCCCCCGAAATGTCTTGGGTGATGAAACGTGGCCTGTTGGATGTGGCTCTCACTGAGGACCGGCAATCAGCAACAGTCCCGGAAGATGATGACTGAGTACAAAGACGGCGACATCGAGAAACAGGCCGCGTACTTCGCACGCAAGGAAGCACAAGCCCTTGAGCGGATGCTTCAGCTTGTCGGGGAAGACGACTGGAACTTTCTGTATAGGGGTAGACAAGAACCCCCGAGCCATGTATAGTTCTATACATGAGCACAGCAACCCAGACCACCAAGACCGCCGCACAGATCATAGCCGGCGACATCATCCGCCCCGAAGGACGCCGAACCCCCGTTGAAGTTCTCGCCGCATGGACCGGACGCAACGGACGCATCGAAATCGCAGCCCTCGGAAAGGGCCGAGTGGTCTTCAACCTCGCCGCCGCCGAAATCGTCGAGGTCGCCTAATGGTTTCGACCGAATGGATGCGCGACCGCCTCGAACAGGCGGCACGCGACGGCGAACTCGTCAAACTGACAGGTCCGCGCTCCGTATCCTGCCCCGCATCAAACGTGGTGTGCATCCACGGACGCCACCACTTCTGCCTCCCCTGTGTCGAGAACGGCGCATGGTCGTGAAGCCCGAGGGTGAGGCGCTGGCTGTAGCACGCTTCGACCTGGCAATTGCTACCGAGCTGGCCCGAGCGGCTGCGATCGCGGACATTGCTTTGGGAATGTCGGAGTCGGAAGCAGCACGAGAGTACGGCGTAACACGTATGACGATTCGAGCATGGCGGTCGGGGAACAAGGAGAGTGAACAATGAGCGAATCGGTTCTCGTCAACCCGCGGCGGGTGAAGTCGTCTGAGATTCAGGTCTCACCGGTCACCGGACGGCGTTACGTGAGGTTGTTCCGCCCCTACATCGACGGCACCACGCGGGGGTGGGTTCTCTTCCGCACGGACGAGGCCGGCTGATCTGAGGGGGTTCTCGTCTATCTCGTCGCGGTGACGACGCAAACCACACCACGGGGCTCGATCTGGTCGGGCTGCATGGGAACTTTCCTGCCCATTGGGGCTTATGGGAAGTTTCCTGCACATGAGGGATCGTAACCCTCGAGCTCCACCCGTGGGTTCACCAGTCGCGCTGACAGTGTGAACATCTGGCCCGGCACCTAAACGGCTGAAGAAGCATCGACGGATGCAGAAACCGCTACGGCGGTCCCGTGGAGTCCTCCCTGCCGGGGAATAACTGAGGACCTAGGCGCGACACAACCTCACCCCGACTGCAAGCGGTCGGGGTGAGGCATTGGCATGTAGCTCAGCAGGCAGAGCATCCGACTGTTAATCGGAAGCGCGCAGGTTCGATCCCTGCCGTGCCAGCAATTCCCTTCGACACCTGAACCTCCGAGGTACACCATGCGTGTGTGCTCACAGCCTGGATGCCCAACGATCTACCCCTCCACCGAGGGGTCACGTTGCGCCGCCCACAGGCGTGCAGCAGACAGGGCAAGGGGTACAGCACGAGACCGGGGTTACAACACACGTGGACACCAAGCCTTCAGGGCTGCGGTACTCACCCGTGACCCTGTGTGCGTGATCCCCGGGTGCATCAGCTTCTCCACTGTTGCTGACCACTATCCCTTGTCACGCAAAGAACTACTCGAGCGTGGCATGAACCCCAACGACCCTGACCACGGCCGCGGATTGTGTAAGCCACACCATGACAGTGAGACAGCACAGCATCAGCCAGGTGGATGGCACACCTGAACAGATGTTCGACTGACCTCGCGCATGGGTGGGGGAGACCCTTCATCTCAACCCGGCAAAGTACCGCCGGGGAGGTCGAAATAGCCAGAACCGCGTTCCAATGGTTCCCGTTCGGACGGATGTTCGAGAAAGTTTGACCTGAGCGAGGCGTGAAGCACGCCAGGACTGCTCGCCCTGTCGGGGGCGAGATCCCGCAGGGGGGTTGCTCCCCCGTGGCGGGCCTTTTTTATGCCCACCGACATGGGGAGATTGACATGGATGCATGTGTCTGCGGCGCCGCGGTTTGGTGCAAGAAGTGGGGCGAGTGTAAGCGCTGCTACTTCCGCCGGTACCAGAATGAGCGCAGGCTCGGCCAGTCCCGGAAGACCCTGGCCCAGACCTCGGACCGCTCCTGCACGGTGTGCGGTGCCGTGTTCAACGTCCCCTCGTCGTCGAAGCAAAGGTGCTGCTCGCGCGCATGCTCTGCTGCGTTCGCAAGTGCCCAGCGGTGGGCGGCTCTCGCGCCTGAAGAACGGTCGGCGTTCTTCCGTGTGCGCTCGGAACATCGGGCGAAACTGCCGCGCCTGTGCAAGTGCGGGCACGCTGTACCTCACTACACAGGCCACCAGCTGGAGAAGTGCGACGAGTGCATTGGCATGGTCTGCAAGAGCGAGGGGTGCAGCACGCCCACGCCGCGGACCCACAAGTGGTGCGCCGAGTGCCGGGTAAAGAACCGCAGGCTCGCCCCCAAGGACAACCTTGCTGTCGAGTGCTCCGAGCCTGACTGCGTGCGCCCGGTGCGTGCTCGCGGTGTGTGCAACATGCACTACAAGCGCATCCTGCACGCCGAGGGCCGCATCAAGGCTCAGCCCTGGAACGACAAGCGGCGCAGTACGGATCAGTTGCGTCGCGCCCGGAAGAAAGGCGCCACGGTAGAGCGCGTCCACCTCGAAATGGTCGCCGACCGGGATGGGTTCGTCTGCGGAATCTGCAAGGGTTCCGTCGACATGACGCTCCCGCACCCGGATCCCTGGTCAAAATCGCTGGATCACGTTGTTCCGCTATCCAAGGGTGGCGCGCACTCCTACTCGAACACTCAACTTGCTCACTTGCGATGCAACGTATCGAAGGGCGCGAAGGTGCCCGCTAGTTCCGCGGTGGCGTGATGCCACCCAGCGTGATGCTGAGGATAGGACAAACCAATGGCTGGGAATACGAACAGTGGTGGCGCACGAATGCGGAGCGGCCCCGCTGCTGACCCTAACTCTCTCCGAAGCGACCGCAAGGGCGCGGAACCATGGGTGAGCCTTCCGTCCGAGCCGATATCGACGATCCCCGAATTTCCGCTTTCGGAGGTGACGGGTCACGAGACGGCCCTGTGGCTCGCGCTGTGGCAGAAGCCGCAGGGGCACATGTGGGCGGCGCTGGGCCTTGAGTGGCAGGTAGCGCACTACGTTCGCACTTTCCTCGAAGCGAGCTCTGCGGGTGCCGTGAACGGCCTCAAGACTGCCGCGCTTCGCATGGAAGCGGAACTGGGTCTGTCTACAGTCGGCATGGGGCACCTCCGCTGGAAGTTTGCGGATGACGAGCTCGCTGCGCACCGGGAGGAGCCTCAGCGGTCGTCGTCGTTGAAGAACCGGTTGAAGGCCGTCAATGGAGACGGTTGACACGCTCGGGGTTGTTGCGGCTTGGATTGAGGCTCACTGTGTCATCCCTGATGGTGATGATGTTGGGCGTCCGTTCGAGTTGGGTTCGGAGCAGTTCGCGTTTGTCGCGAATCATTACCGGGTTCGGGCGGATGTTGAGCGTCGCCGAATTGTGAAGCCTGTTGACGCGTTCGTGTTTCGACGTTCGCAGCTTGTGCGGGCGCAGAAGTGGGGCAAGTCGCCGCTGGTTGCGTCGTTCGTGTGTGCTGAGGGTGTTGGGCCGACTGTGTTTGATCGTCGCGCTGACGGTGGCGAGATTTACGACTGTCGCCTGTTCGGTTGCGGGTGTGGCTGGGGGACGTCTAAGGGCGTGTTCGAGCCGTATGAGTATGACCGGGGCGAGCCGATGGGGCGACCTTGGGCGACGCCGCTCATTCAGATCACGGCGACGACCGAGGATCAGACTGACAACACGTATGACGCGTTGCGGCCGATGATCGACAAGGGGCCGCTGGCGGATCTCATCACGAAGACGGGTGAGGAGTTCATTCGTCTGCCTGGTGGTGGACGGATTGACGCGGTGACGTCGAAGGCCACGTCGCGTCTTGGTCAGCGCATCACGTTCGCAGCTCAGGATGAGACCGGACTCTGGCTGGAGACCAACGGGGGCCACAAGCTCTCGAGGACTCAGCGTCGTGGTCTGGCTGGCATGGGTGGGCGTTCGATCGAGACGACGAACTCGTGGAACCCTGCTGAGAACTCGACGGCGCAGCAGACCTACGAGTCCAAGGCGAAGGACATCAACAAGGATTTCCAGCAGCCGCCGGCTGACCTGGATTTCAAGAAGAAGTCTGAGCGGTTGAAGATTTTCGCGTTCAACTATCGCGCGGCGCCGTGGGTGTCGGTCAACGCGATCGAAGCGGAGGCTGCGGAACTCCTCGAGACGGACCCTGCTGATGCGGAACGGTTCTTCGGTAACCGTGTCGTATCTGGTTCGGGTTCGTGGATGGACATGCCGAAGTGGGACGCCCGTAAGGCCGATCCGCCGATCACTGTCGCTCCGCGGACGAAGGTGTGCCTGGGGTTCGATGGGTCGGACAACGACGACTTCACCGGCATCCGCCTAGAGACCCTTGACAAGCACCAGTTCACGCCTGTCTACGGCGAGAAGCGTTTGGCGACGCTGTGGGAGCCGGGCGATTGGAACGGCCGCATCCCTCGCGCTGAGGTGAATGCGGCGGTCGGGGAGCTCGCGAGCGAGTTCGAGATCGTTCGTGGTTACTGCGACCCCTTGTTTTGGGAGTCGGAGATTGACGAGTGGGCGTCGAAGTTCGGCGAGAAGGTGTTCGTCAAGTGGGCGACGAACCGGATCACTCAGATGCATGCCGCGTTGGACCGGTTTCAGACGGACGTGTACAACGCGGAGTCCGGGTTCACACATGACGGCGACCAGCGCGTGGGTAACCACATTCGTAACGCGATTGTTCGTGCGCGGGCGCTGAACCCGCTGACTAAGCAGCGGCAGTACATCCTCGGGAAGCCCGAAGAGCATCAAAAGATCGACTTCACGATGTCGTCCGTGCTTGCGCATGAGGCGGTCATGGATGCGATCGCTGATGGTGCGTTGACGCCTACGCCCGACAACTTCATCTACTACTGACCCCTTGGAGGGCGCATGAACGCGGATGACGCCCGGAAACTTACCCAGCGGATCTACACCCGTCTGAACAACCGTCGTCCTGACATTGAGCGGGCTGAGTCGTATTACGAGGGGGATCAGCCTCTCAATTTTGCGACGGATGAGTGGAAGAAGGCGAACGCGTCCCGGTATGCGGATTTCTCCGACAACTGGTGTGGGACGGTCGTGAATGCTGAGGCTGAGCGTCTGAAGCCGATCGGTGTGACGAACATGCCGAAGACCGCGGCGTCGAAGCTGTGGGATGCGTTGCAGATGAACGAGTTTGATGCTCAGTTCTCGCAGGGTGCTGTGACGGCGTTGACGGCGAAGCGTTGCTACGTGATTGTGTGGGGTGACTCTTCGGGGGAGCCGATTGTCACGTTTGAGCACCCGTCGTCGGTTGAGATTGAGTACGACTGGGAGAATCCGCGTCTGCGGACGGCGGCGTTGAAGACGTGGGTGGACGAGTCGGATGAGTACGCGACTCTGTACACGGCTGAGTGGGTGTTTAAGTGGATTCGTCCGCGTGTGACGCCGGCTAACGAGCTTGAGTCGATGTCGGAGCAGCAGCGGGAAGAGTATGCCGCTTCTGGTGGGTGGGTTCAGCGTGACGGTTCTGCGGATGACGCATGGCCGGTGAGGAACCCGCTTGGTGTGGTGCCGGTGGTGGAGATCGCGAACCGTCCCACACTCAAGGGCGACCCGCTGTCCGAGATTCAGGGTGTCATGCCCATGCAGGATGCGATTAACCTGTTGTGGGCGTACCTGTTCCTCGCCGCTGACTATGCGTCGATGGATGCACGGGTGATGCTGGGTACAACGCCGCCGACGATTCCCATTCTCGACACGGACGGCAAGATCATCGGGTCGCGTCCGGTGGACATGAAGGATCTGCGGGAGAAGCGTCTTCTGACGATCACGGGTGACAACGCGAAGATCGATTCGTGGTCTGCCGCGCAGCTCAACATCTTCACGGACACGATTGAGATTGCGGTTGGGCATATTGCGGCTCAGACCCGCACACCCCCGCATTACCTTGTCGCGAACAAGGGCATCTCGAACCTGTCGGGTGATGCGTTGAAGTCGGCTGAGATCGGTCTGAACAAGAAGGCTGGCGAGTTCATCACGTTCACTGACCCGCAACTGCGGGAGGTGCTGCGGCTTGTGGCGCTGGTGAAGGGTGACGCGAAGGCTGCGGAGGCTACCCGCCTGGCGAAGATCGTTTGGGAGTCGCCGGAGATCCGGTCGGAGGCTCAGCTTGCGGATGCGCTGCTGAAGAAGTCTCAGATGGGTTACCCGTTCGAGTATCTGCTCGAGCTTGATGGGCGTTCGCCGGCTGAGATCCGCCGCATCATGAAGATGCGCGAGAAGGAGCTCGACGACGCGCTGGGTGCGGGTGTTCAGGCGGCGGTGCAGGGCGAAATGGGTCTGGTTGATCCTGATGTCGACGCTGCGTGATGTTGCGGTTGAGCATCAGCGGCGCCGTGACTCACTAGCCGACCGTACTTCTCGTCAGGCGTTGCGGTTGTGGCGGGCGATTGATCCGGCCGCGATTGACGCTGGGTGGGACCGCGTCGCACCGGTCCTGGCGGGTGTTGTGACGGCAGCGCAGGTCACGGCGGCACGTCAGGCAGTCCCGTACACCAATGCCGTCATGGATGCCACGGATGTGGATCGCGGTGGGCCGTTGCTGGTGCCGGAAGCGTTCGGCGGGGCGTCTCGTGAGGGCCGTTCTGTGGCCCCGGAAATGTTCGCAGCGGTCACCACGACGAAGCGGCTGATATCGGCTGGTAGCGGGGTTCCTGCGGCGTTTCGTGCGGGCGCGACGGTCATGGCGATCATCGCGAAGACGCTGGTGACCGACGCCGGGCGGTCTGCTGACAAGACGCTCTCGACGGGGAAGGGTTACACCCTCTCCGTGCGGGTGGTTTCGGCCGGCGCGTGCTCGAGGTGCGCGATCCTCGCCGGGGTGACCGGGTATCGGACGGACTTTGACCGTCACCCGTCGTGCCGGTGCACGTCTATGCCGATCGCGGACAACACTCCGCCTGAAGGCTTCTACGCGTCACCTTCGGACTACTTCGAGTCGCTGTCTTCTGCGGAGCAGGAGCGGGTGTTCACGAAGGCGGGTGCGGAGGCGATCAGGGCTGGTGCTGACCCGGTCAAGGTGGTCAACGCACGCCGCGGGGCTCTCACGTCCACGAAGCGCCCGGATGGTTCCTACTCGCTGGCGCGTCTGCAACCCACGGTGATTGGCAGGAAGGCTGACGGGTCACCGCTGACCGTTTATGCGACTCGTGAGGGTACGTCGGCGCGTTCGTCGTGGGCGAGGGCGCAGAACGACCTTGTGAAGACCGGCGATCAGCGGTATCGGCGCACTCAAACGCTGCGGCTCATGCCCGAGCAGATCATGTCGATGTCGTCGACTCCGGAGCGTGCTGTCGAACTGCTCGAACGGTACGGCTACCTGTACTGAAGTTTCCCGCGTGAAGCGGGCGAATCACCCCGCATGGGGTGGCAAGGAGTCCCGTGACGGGGCTCCTTTTTCTATCCCATCAATAGGAGTGATTCCGCATGTCAGAAAGCGAATCCGTTGAGACGAC